CACAGACTTCTCACTATCTACTACACAATGGGAAACAATTTTGCCAGCCTCACTAATTTGGACTGGCGTAAATGCTACACTTACTTGGACTAACGCGACTGGAGCACTAACCTAATGGCAACTACAACTACTAATTTCGGCTTTGATGTCCCTACAAGCTCAGACCTTGTTAAGAATGGTGCTACGGCTATTGCCCTGCTTGGACAAGACATCGACACAGAGTTCGCTGGACTTACTGTCAATGCACAGACTGGTGCGACTTACACAGCGGTAAAGGCAGATGGTCTTTATTCGATTTGCACAATGGACAATGCCTCTGCCAACACTTTCCGCATCCCAACCGATGCGACTTATGCTTTCCCTACTGGCACTACTTTGCTTGTTTATCAGAAGGGTGCAGGAGTAACTACTATCAATGCTGTTACATCTGGCACGACTACTGTAGTAAGCGCAGGAGCAGTGCTTGCACAGCCAGTCCTTGCTCGTTACAAGTCAGCAGCCTGCATCAAGATTGCTGCTGATTCTTGGATAGTAGTAGGTGGCATTGCATAATGTTTAGTCCTTTAATTGGAATTATTGCTGGTAGCACAGTAGCTCCTCCTCTTAGCGTAGATTATTTAGTCGTTGCATCTGGGGGTGGTGGGGGAAATCCGCTTGCAGGTGGAGGGGGTGCGGGAGGTTTGCGCTGCACAGTTACGGCAACTGGGGGTGGCGGAACTTTAGAGTCTGCATTGTCTTTGGCTAAAGCAACTAACTACACCGTGACAGTCGGCGCAGGCGGTGCATTGAATACCAGCGGTAACAATTCTGTATTCTCGACAATTACTTCTATTGCTGGTGGTCGAGGTGGTCGTTATGACAGCATTACAGGCGCGCTCGGAGGCTCTGGCGGTGGTGGCGGAGGGGGCGATGCAGTACCGACTGCAGGTGGTTCAGGAACGGCAAATCAGGGTTTTGCAGGTGGGAGTGGAAACGATGGCTCACCGACTTATGTGACGCGAGTAGGTGGCGGTGGTGGCGGCGCGGGAGCAGTTGGCGTTAATGGAATTAGCAGCGTTTCTGGTGGAAATGGTGGAGCAGGTATTGCCACTTCTATTACAGGATCGTCCGTCACTTATGCAGGGGGTGGCGGGGGTGCAGTTCAGGCCTCAGGAAGTATTGGAATTGGGGGTTCTGGGGGTGGGGGAAATGGCGGTCAAAATACTTATGGCACTTCAGGCACAGCAAATCTTGGCGCAGGTGGCGGGGGTGTTGGACAGCCATCAGGCACACTAGCTGGTGCAGGTGGATCGGGCGTTGTAATTTTACGCTATCCCGATGCCTACACAATTACAATCGGTGCAGGTTTAACAGGTACAGAAAGTGCAGCAAGCGGTGGCTACAAGCGAGCAACCATTACTGCTGGTACTGGAAATGTGAGCTGGGCATAATGGCACATTACGCATTCTTAGATGAAAACAACATTGTTACTGAAGTCATTGCTGGTATTGACGAAACTGAAACTATAGAAGGTCTAGATCCAGAAACTTGGTATGGAAACTTCAGAGGTCAGGTCTGCAAGCGCACCTCATACAATAACAAGTGTCGCGGTACTTATGCTGGAGTAGGTTTTACCTACGATCCAGTTCTTGACATATTTATATCTCCAGAGGTTATCGATGAAGTACCAACTGAGTAAAGCTGTTATTCAATTAAGGGAACAGTTTGATGACACATTCCCAGATCGTGACCACTCATCGGATGGCACAGTCGGTGATACCCGACACGCAGCTCGCCCTAGCGATCATAATCCCGATGCTAATGGCTGGGTTCGTGCCCTCGATGTTGATCGTGATGTCAGTGGTAAGTCCAAGCCAGATCTCATGCCAGATATTGCAGATCAGATTCGTCTCTTATGCAAGTCTAAAAGAGAAAAGCGCATTACCTACATTATCTTTGATGGTCGTATCGCCTCATCAAAAAAGAATTGGGCATGGCGAGAATACACAGGGGCTAACAAACACAACCACCACTGTCACATCTCGTTTTCGAAAGAAGCTGACGATGATGGGGCTTTTTTTCAAGTACCTATGTTAGGAGCATCTAATGAATGAACTAAAGACAGCAGCAGGATCATGGGCGAGAGCCTTCCTCGTAGCAGCAATTTCCATGTATGCAGCAGGAATTACAGATCCAAAAGCACTTATTGCAGCTGGGCTTGCATCCATCATCCCACCAGTTTTGCGATACCTATCGCCTAACGATAGTTCACTCGGCACAAAGAAGTAATGAGTGCCCTTAACTGGGCAGGTTTTGCAGTAGCACTTGTCACGATTGGTTCTGCCTTTATAGGTTCAATCCGCTGGTTAGTTAAGCATTACCTTGCTGAACTAAAACCCAATGGTGGATCGTCAATGAACGATAGATTGACAAGACTTGAAGCGCGTGTCGAAACTGTGATTCAACTCCTAGACAGGTAACAATTATCTCATGGCAAGAAAAGCAACTAAGGCGTTAGAGGAGCAAGGCTACTCTAAATTAGATGCTTACTGCATTGGCTTATATGAGTATTTTTGCAGCCTTAAAAGAGCAGGCTTTGCAGAAGATATTGCCATGTTTATGATTACTGAACCCCAAGCATATCCGCATTGGATCTTGCCTGATGGAGTACCGCCCGAGAAGCTGGGCGATTACGAAGATGAGGACGATGATTAAGAAACGCTATCTGGTCATATCGGATCTACAGATTCCCTATCACCATGAGCAAGCAGTTAAGAATTTAATCAAGTTAGTAAAGCGTGAGAAGTTTGACCTCGTATTAAATACAGGCGATGAGCTAGATATGCAATCACAAAGCAAGTGGGCACAGGGCACTAAATTAGAATGGGAAGGAACGCTCGATGCTGACAGAAGCCTTGCTCAGGATATTCTCTATGAACTTGGCACAACAGATGTCACTCGAAGTAATCACACAGACAGGCTCTACCACACGCTATTACGCGCTCCTAGCCTCATTGGACTCCCAGAGCTTGAATACTCCAAGTTTATGGACTTTGCAGGACTCGGCATCCGATTCCACAAGAAACCTTTTGAGTTCCACAAAGGCTGGGTCTTAGTTCATGGTGATGAAGGATCGATGAACACCAATGCCGGACTTACAGCTCTTGGTCTAGCGCGTAAGTTTGGCAAGTCTGTAGTCTGTGGACACACCCACAGAGCAGGCATCAGTGCCTTCACAGAGGGCATAGGAGCCTCATACAGGACTTTGTGGGGCTTAGAGGCTGGGAATGTCATGGACAAGCGCAAAGCCTCTTATTTGAAGGCTGGCAGTGCTAATTGGCAGATGAGCGTGGCAGTCATAGAAACGCATGGAGATCGCGTTAGCCCGATGCTAGTGCCTATCAACAAGGATGGATCTTTCACCCTTTACGGAAAGTTATACGCCTAGAAATCGTTATCAAGTCGTTACCTAAATATGCTTGACCCTGTCATAGCAGCATGAGACTCTATTCCTGTAAGCAACCAAGGGCGTTGCTACAGATAGGTACAAAAATGAACGTAATTGAGATTATCCAAGATGGTCGCATTATCGGTATTTTCTACGACACTGACCTAAAAGCAACCCATCAAATATGTAAAGCTCACAATGCAAATGTTGAGGATATTAAGGATCTTTGGTCATTTAAGTTCACTACTGCCAATCTAGCTGCGCTTCTACAGATAGATGAATTGGTAGGTGAAACAGTATGACAAATATAGAAAAAGCATTGCTTATCTGTTTCATAGGGTTAGCATTCTCTATGACACTGATAGCAATAGATGCTTATAGATTGGGTAAAGAACGCGGCATTCGAGAAGGTTGGCATAGAGGTCGCAACCTTAGCCGACAGGAATTCTGGGAAGAATGAAAGCCAATGAAATCTTACTATCAGCCACCGACACGATCCGTGATCGTGGCTTATCATATGGTCACCCTGCGGATAACTTGCAGCACACCGCAATGCTCCTCAGTGCATACCTACAGACACCGATACACGACTATCAAGTGGCAGGGATCATGGTCTTGGTTAAACTTGCAAGAACTAATCAGTCAGCCCAGCACATCGACAACTGGATCGACATGGCATCCTACGCTGGTCTAGGTGGGCAACTAGCAACAGAGGAGAACGACCTATATGTTTAATTTAGCCGATTATGAGACAGTAGAGGTGAGACTTGAAAAGTTTATTAAGGACTATGCAGATTTCCGCATTTCAACTGAGATGGAGCTTTGCGAGAAAGATAGATACATTGTCAAGGCTTATCTATTTAAGACTGCGAGCGATAGCGTTGCATGGACAACAGGATACGCTGAAGAAAAGATTACTGATCGAGGCGTTAATTCGACTTCAGCACTGGAGAATTGTGAGACTTCGGCTATCGGCAGAGCTCTTGCAAATGCAGGTTATGCGGCTAAGGGAAAACGCCCTAGCCGAGAAGAAATGACAAAGGTTGTTGCTACAAAAGTAGTAAAACCAGCGGTACAAGATGTCGTACCAGATCAGCAGGACTATTGGACTACTCCAGTCAATGAATACATGAAGGTAGTCGATGCACCACAGACTTTAGAGAATGCTATGGAGACTGTAGCTGCGATCATCGGGACAGGTGAAGCACAAGAAGCACCAACTTGCAAGCATGGACACATGGTTTGGAAAACTGGTCACAGCGCAAAGACTGGCAAGGACTGGGCTGCTTACCAATGCACAGCACTAGGTCATGCAGGCTTTGAGGGCAAATGCCCGGCTATCTGGTATGTCATAGGTAGCGATGGTAAATGGCAACCACAGAAAGCGAGAGGCTAATGGGTCACTTAGAATACTTCAACGAAACAACTGGTGAGTGGACTAACATTGAGGATGTTCCAATGTTTGACACTATCAACTGCCAGTTATGCAATGAGCCAACAGAAGCTCACGACATTGTTGCTGAGATTAAATTCAAGGATAATCAGCCTATTGTCGGTACATGGCAATGCAGGAAGTGTAAGACAGTCAATGGATAATCTAATTACAGCTGCAATAGTTGTGATAGTTATCTGTTCAGTATGGCTTGGCTATCTATTGGGATCTATGAATGGCTAGTCAAGCAAGGAAGCACAGAGGTTTCCGCACAGAGCGCGTAGTAGCTGAGTACCTATCGACTTGGTGGCAGGGCGCGTGTGTGGGAAGGGGTAGTGGCAAAGACTGCATTAATGTGCCGTTTGATGTTGAAGTCAAAGCAAGGGCGGGATTTCAACCTCTGGCATATTTAAAGCAGCTTAAGGCTCGCACATCCGTTTCGGGGGAACTCGGATTTGGAGTCGTGCGGCTAAATTCGCAAGGCGAGGATGCTGCCGAGTATTGCGTAGTCATGCGTTTAGCTGATCTAGTGCCACTACTTCTACTTCAATATGGTCATCTAACCAGCGAACCTACAGATGCAGACATTGACCGCTGCCTAGCCTGTGGGTCTTACAAGATAAAGAGGTGCTTCACTTGCCAGCCTACGACTACCGATGCCCAGACTGCAATCTTAGTCAAGAAATCACACATGGATGGCACGATCGACCTATGATCCCATGCACTTATTGCAATGCACCAATGATTAAAGTTATTGGGATTATCCCAGCTGTATTTAAGGGCAAAGGGTTCTATTCAACAGATAAATAGTTATCCACAGAAGTTATCCACAGGGTAACAATAAGGAGACATTATGAAGCGACACACCGCTTTGACCAGCACTTATACAAATGAATTTGACAGTCATGGTACGCTAACGGCGCAGAGCCTCTCAAAGGCTCACCGCGACCCGCTGAGGCGGGTAGGTCGCGGGGTGCTAGTAGCTATTGGGATAGCTCTATGCATCATGCCTGATGCAGGTGGATCTATTCCAAAGCAATATGTTAGTTATAAAGAATATGCCTTACATCTATTAGGCTATAACTATAAAGAGTATAAGTGTCTATCTATACTTTATGGTAAAGAGAGTGCATGGAATCCTAAAGCTGCTAATGGATCACACTATGGAATACCACAAGGTAGAAGCGAGTGGCTTAAAGACCAAGATGGTTATGCTCAAGTAAGATGGGGCTTAGACTACATAGGTCATAGGTATGGTGAACCATGCATTGCACTCAATCACTTCAGGAGATTTAATTGGCATTAGACAAGCTGAACAGCCGTAGGTACAGGGTGCATAAGCAGCGTGTATTTGCTAGGGATGGTAGGCAGTGTAGGTATTGTGGCTCAGATGAAGAGCCATTGCACATTGACCACATCATCCCACGCAAGGCTGGTGGTACTCATGATCTTGATAACCTTCAAGTGTTATGCAAGCCATGCAACCTACGCAAGTCAAGCAAGGCAGAAGGGGTTTTTTTAGCACAGACGGCTAC